TAAAATATTCAGTTCCATTTGTTGCAGAGGCTACCGTTCCGTTATCAGCAGCTCCTCCAGTAGATCCTGAACCTGTAGCCGCAGTTGCCGCATTTCCACCATTTCCATTAGGGCCTGCCGCGCCGCCACCGCCACCGCCAGGTGCTGCCGGAGTAACGCCAACTCCATTCCCAAAATAAAAACCACTTGCCCCATTACCACCACTATATTTTATTGTTCCAACGCAAGATGTTGAGGAGCCTCCTAATCCGAAACTAGCTGTTGTTCCAGCTTGTCCTCCTTGCGCAAACAAAGTTGACGTATTTAAGAAATATGTATTTGCTCCAGAAGCATATGAACCATACGTTGAGCTGCTAGATGCACCAATTTGATACGATATGCTTGCGCCTGGCGTCAAAGTTATGTTTGAAATTGACGCAAACGCACCACCACCGCCACCACAACCGCCAGTGCTACTAATTATTGGTAAATAATATGGCGGTCCTATATTACCTATTATTATTCCAAAAGAACCGTCGCCACCGTAACCTCCAGCGCCAATAGCCGCTATTGTATTAACTGCAGAAAAATCATTTGGAACAGTCCAAGACGTTCCTGATGTTAAAAATATAACAGTCATTGCAGGGCTTTAAACATATATGTTGCAACGCTATTTATGCGTCGAATCATCAAAATGTATTTGTTTGAAGCGGTTGTTGCGTACGTATCGCCACCGCCGCCTGTTGGTGCGGTAAAACCACTCATTGTGATGGTTCCGCCGCCAGTACCGGAATTGGTAATAAGAATATCAATCGCGCAATCGCTTGATGGTGCATTTAATGTATGAGCGCCATTGTTGGTATAATATTGATAATTTCCATTAGCAGAATTAAACGTTATTGTCCCACTTGAAATTGTTCCAATGCTATACGGAGAAACTGTGTATCCAATAGAAATGTTAGAGGTAGTGGATGGAGATACAACAGCAGCCCAAGAAGTCGCGCCAGACCCATCTGTTTGTAAAGCATACCCTAATGTTCCGTTGCTTGATGGCAACTGAAAAACAGTTGAGGTGCCAGCAGCAGCAGCAGCTTTTAACGTAACAGATCCAGATGTAGAGCCATAAAAAGTAGCAATACCTAAATTGCCGCCATTTGCTCCCAAGTAAATAGACGAAGTTGAACCTGTAAAACTATTTGAAGCTGTCCATACGTTTGACCCACTAAGTCCGGCCATTGTTGCGTTAGTCGATGGAAACGTAATTGTGGTTCCATCTGTTCCAGCAAAAGTCAATGTATTACTTGCTGTTAAGGTTTTACCATCAGCTATCGTTAGCGTCGCGCCTGTCGCTGGCGCAGAAATTGTTATTTTATTAACGCTTGTCGCTGACGCAACGCCAAGGGTAGGCGTCGTAAGGGTTGGGTTTGTTGCAAGAACAGCACTTCCTGTGCCTGTGACAGCCGTTAATTGCGTTCCATTAATTTTAAACACATTGCCGGTTGCGGCTGTGTCAAAAGTTTTATTTGTCAGCGTGTCTGTTGTAGCTTTTCCAACAAACGTGTCAGAAGTTGCTGGAAGCGTCAGCGTTGTTGCTGTTCCAGCGACAGCATTTGCCTGAATTGTAACAGAGCCAGACGTTGAGCCGTAAAATTGAATTGAGCCTAAATTTCCGCCATTTAAACCAAATGAAAATTGCGGTGACGTTCCAGTAAAATTTGTTTGATTTCCAGCCAGAATAAAATCAGCAGCGCTAGGCGAAAGCATTGCTATAGCAGAAGAGGTGGCTGATATTTTTGATGTGCCGCCAGCGCTTGATGCTAATACCGTATTTCTGACAAGCCTTGTGCCAGAAACATAATAAACGCCTATCCCAATTTCCCAATTATTATTATATGGATCTTCAATAACATAAGGGCAGCTATCGCCGTCGTTGAGAGCGCTATTAAAAGATAAAAATCCACTTACAGGGCTACCAAGAGTTACGTCGCCAACGCCAGGCGCTCCAACAACGCTCATTTTTATTCGGTTGCCAAGCTTATATGTCATTGCGGCGACCTAGCTTTATTAGGACTCGGTAATCGTCGAAGCTGTGGTCAACTGAGGCGTAACGCCAGAAGCAACAGCAATATTGGGCGTAACAGTGCCGGTATAAAGAATTTCGCCTGTTCCTGTTGAAGCCGTGCCAACGGCAAAGTTTGTAATGGTTGCAGAACCAGCCGTGCATTGGCCAAAGCTGATCGTCGCATAAGGCGATACGCTATTGCCTGTTACCGTCCAACCAGAAGAAGAACGCGCTACAGCTACGCGAGCATAACCTGTATAACTTGCTTCATTGCTTGTTTGATTGCCTGACGCGGTAGGATCTGCCGTATGAAGGCTAACATACAAATTCGTCAAAGGAGACGTAGCCGTGTTGTCTGCGATATTTGTAATGCCGGTAGCATTGAAAATCAGCGCCAATAACTGATTATCAAATGTTGAACCCTTTGCCATGTCAATCTATCCTTATTGATCGCGGCCACGAAGAAAAACGTAAACCGTCAATGCTGTTGTGCCATCGCCAGCCGTAACAGTAGGGCGAATATATTCCGTCGATTGCTGAATGCTTTTAATGCCAGCAGCCGTAAATGTAAGGTTTGTTCCGCTTTGATCTGTCAGTGTAGCCCAAGTCGTGCCGCCGTCATTTGAGCCTTGCAGCGTTACAGAGCCGCCTGTGCCAAATGTACCAAGCACCTGCACAGAACGTGTAGGGTAATCGTTGAGATCTACAGCAGCGCCAGAGTCGCCATTTGCTAATGGCGCCCATTTAATCTTGTTTGTAGAAAGTATCGTCGTCGGAACGAGGACGGAAGAAATTGTAGCCATAATTAATCCTCTTTGCCCTCTGGTTGAGAGTGCTTAGATAGTTCAAGAATGAATGCGATTTGACGCGCGCTTTCTAAAGGCGTTATTTCCTTTGCTTCTAGCTTTTCGCCGCCTGATGTAATGTCTGTTTGAACCCTGTCAGAAAAACGCGCAGGATCGAGCTTGCCAGCAATCCACTTACGATTGTCAGCTCTTAGCTTTGAACGCGCAATTAGCTCATAATTAACGGAGCCATCAGGCTTCACGTCTTCTTTTGCCTCGTCAGAGATCTCAATGACCTCATCGGCATATATGCTTGCGCTTACCCTTCTGGCAGCGCGCATGTCAGCGCCAAACTCAGCATCACGCTCCTCTTCACGATGAACCGTAAAATAGGAAGGTATATGCTCGTCCTGGCATATATGCTTCATTAACTCGCCAGAGGCGACGCGCTGAACAATTTCTTCTTTCAGCTCAGCAGTCAGCTCTATCTTGTTCCACTGATTGCGCCTCTTAGGAGGAATAACCTCCCCACTTAAAGGCTTTGCGCCAAAAATCTCTTCATCAGCCTGACGCTTAATTTCACGGTTGTAAGCCTTCCGAAATGCTTGCTTGCCTTTCGGAGCTTCACCCATATGCACGTCGCTCATTTAAGGAATTTAAGCTTATAATAAGTGCTGGCGAACATAGCTTCCAAATCATAAAGCATGTTCTCAATAGCGCCGTTCCCACGGCATATCTCATCACAATGCTCACCAAGCCATTTAGCTTCAGACTGAATCTGATCCATAATAGCTTCGCGGCTATAGGGCAGGGGAGCAACAGGGCCAATCAATCCAAAATAACCCTGATACGCCTCAACGATACCATCCACCTTCTCAATGATCTCGTCGTAAAATTTACCTAGCGCCTTATGCTGCGCATAACTGCGAGACGCCCAATGCGCGACATGGCTTGCGTCCCTTAACGCAAACATGCGCCCAACGAACTCTTCGATCATTATTTAGACCCTTGAGGGCTTGTGACTTCCGGCAATGGTGCGAGAGTGCTTTTTCTGTCCGGCCCTCGCGGCGGAAAGCTCTTTAGCGTCCGAAGCGCGTTCAGCCGCACTTCCTTCTCTTTTGCCGGACTTACGGTCGGCTGACTTGTCGGCTTTTGATCGCTCATAAGACTTCATGCCTTTTGATCCTTGATAAGCAGTTTGTGGGGCCATGTTAGGCATTATTGGCCGCCTTTCATGTAAGACTTTAAATTATCCAACATGCCGCGCTGCTTGTCCGTGAATTTAAAGTCGTCAATTACTCTTTGCGGCCATTGACCAACCGTATAACCTCGCATGACAGAATCCGTCATGTTTTGCATAGCGCGATCTTTTGATTGACCAGACTTAATGCTGTCAGTGTAATCAGGCTCGCTTTGCATGATCTTTAGCTGACGAGGCGTAAAGGTGCCCTTTAAAGCTTCGCGTGTTGCGTTAGCTTTCGGATCAACATGAAGAAATTCAGCCGCTAAATCATGGTGTGAGAATTTATCAGGACGATAAATTTCAATACCTGTATGATCCATAGGAAATTCATTGGGACGCTTAAAATCCCCAGCACCTTCCTCGTTTGGACCAAACGTCTCTGCGTAACCAGCATTTGACCGAGGACTAATTTTAACATGAGGATTGTGCTGATTAATAAATGGATATTCCTGACGCGCCTTTGTCAAAACATCAGGCTCTTGTGGTCCAGTTGGCATTGCAGAAGGTGGAGCAGGTGGGGTTGAAGGAGCAGGTGACGGAGCAGACTGCTGAGCTAATTGAGCTAAGCTAGACTGCAACCCTGCCATTACGCACACCCTGCCGTGTCAGTTTCCTCATCCAGCTCATACGGTTCCAAATAAGCTTGAGCCTCAACCATGTCGGCCATAGCCGCTAAAGACACCTCAATGCCTTCCAAAGCTTCCGCAATGCGCTGAATTGCAATCGACTCACTGTTAAGTCCAGTTTGACGACGCGCCGTTCTTGCTTGCGCTTGTCCTAACAAGACGCCTGTTTCGCGTGGGCCTGTCATTTGCGCGTCCTTTGATTAATGTAGCCTTCAGACTCTTTCTCAATCAAAGCAGCCAACGCGTCCTTCTTGCGAACGCCAGTGCGAGCCGGTTCAGCAAACTTGTTCGCCCTCATCGCCGTCGAGCCATGAGCAGAATCCTCACCAGCCCAAACAGACTTGCCGCCGCCAACATTCTGCAAAACTTCAGACGTCGCAGTAGGCGTCATAGGCGTCGAGCCGCCTTTGGAGCTGCCAGCGCCAGAAGCGCCATTAACAAGATACGTTGCGCCTTGCGTCTGCGTATCAGCCTTGCCAGACGTGCCTTGCATATTGCGCACATACTTATCGACGCCAGCAACATCAGCCTTCTGACGCCACGCTGTCCCTGTAGGTGCGCCCATAGGATCAGAAGGACTTGTCGATGAATAAACTTGTATAGGACGCCCATTGTCGTCCAAAGCAGGCTTGGCAGCGTAAGACGCAAGCGTCGCCAGATTAACTTTCGGCGCTGGAAACAAACTTGCCATATACGCCTCTATGCCGTGTTAGCCGGACAACAACTTCCATAATGTCGATTTTTGAAATTTTGTGGGGAGCCGGTCTGGGGCTGGGGCTGGTTTCGCCAGAGGGGGGTGT